GTAATTCTTAAACGGTCTACCATTTTTATCTAATCCGCTCTAGGAAAAAGTTAATCGTAATTGGGCTTGGATTGTTAATCACAAAAAATTCAAGTATTACTTTGAAACCGTTATTATCAGGATCCGGTAAAACATCAACTTTGGATACTTGAACACGAGGTTCGAAGTTAGTTATAGTTTCAACAATTTCTCTTTCAATTTGAGAAGCTGTAACTGCATCAACATTTTCAAACAAAAGACGGCGTATATTACTACCAATCTCTGGTTGAAATGGTCGTTCATAATGGTTAGTTAAAACCAAGTTTTTAACCGCATTAATAATCGCATATTCATTCTTATGCGTATTGATGTCTTTCTTAACTGGATGAATAGTAAAATTCAAATCCAAATCTTTGAAAGACCTTACGTTATCTATATCTACTGTAGCCATGTTCTATTTATCTTATCCGCCAGCAAAAACATTAGGAGACCCTTGTGCAACCTGTGTGCATCCAGAAATAGCATCTCCAACTCTTCCTGCACCCTTTCCATTGACTTTTACGGTAGAAGAACCAGATGCTATTGGAGCTACATGGGTTGGACAAGGTGAACCTGGTAATAAATGTGGGGTATTAATGTCTGATTGTCTTGACCAAGGAATACTGTTCACAAATACATTTCCAGAACCCTGCGCTCTTGCGGGAGTTGAACAATGTGTTACATCTAAATCACCAATTCGAGTAGCTGCTGGCATTATACTTTAAACCTTAAATTTGGATATCTAATAAAAAAGTCACCTAAAACGGTTAGTCCATAACCGCCTCCACCAGAATTATTAACAAAAATTTGTATTAAATTATCTCCAGTAATTAAATTCCAAGTTATTGTTGTTCCTACATTACCACCAGCAACAGAGTCGATTTGAGAACCATTTAACCAATAATAGCTAGTATCATCTGTTTGCCAAACTCTTTGGGTAACAGAAGTATTAGCTGAAGCGTTAACTGTCATTTCATATAAATGTGATTTGGTGCCAGGTGAAGGACTATACGGTACAATAATGTCTCCATAACTAACATAAGACCCCGTATAAGTTTTAGCAAAAGAACTTGGTGTGGTTCTTGATGCTTCGTCCATATAAACTGTATAAAACGGAATCTTTATGTTACTAACACCAGAAACATATAAGTTACCAGTAACAGAAGTGCTAGTTGAAATATTACCTGATAGATTTCCAGATAGATTTCCAGTAACTGTCAAATTACCTGTTATTGTTCCACCAGACAAAGGTAAGGCCAAACTAGATAAACTGTTAGCTGTATTTGCCACATTATATGCTGAATTAGCATGGTTAAAAGAAGCGTTAGCGTGTTGAAATGAACCGTTTGCATGAGTAAAAGAAGAATTAGCTTGCTCAAACGAACCATTAGCTTGAGTAAATGATGAGTTAGCATGGATAAATGATGAGTTGGCTTGAGTGAAAGAACCATTAGCATGGTCATATGCTAAATCAACCTGCTCAAAGTTATCATCTAAATCGGATAACTGAATAGTAGGATATTGATTGTTAAATGTTTTTTGTATAGCCATCTACTGTGTCCAAATAATCGTTTGATTAATGTTGTTTCTCCATTGAATTGTTTGTTCACTACTATTTAACCATTCAATAACAGCGATAGGTTGTATTTCACCATTTTCTCCACCTCTCGCTTCAGAATAGTAATTGTGTATGTATCGTGTAAATTCTTCTACGTTATTATTAACTTCTTGTGTTAAAGGGTATTCAAAAACACCCAATGTAGTTGTAACTAATACATTAATATTTTTTGTTAAACTGCCAATTGGAGAAGGAGCATATTCAAAAAGGTCAACATTTTCGGGTATCTCCGATAACTTATTGATTTCTGATGGATCTTCAATTTTATCACTACTACCTTTTGTTATATATTTTGCAAAGTCAGAAAATCCGATTGTGTGTTTTCCTGAAAGGGTTACACTCGTTGCGCCAGGTGTAATAACTATTCCTGAATCTTCTTCATCTAAAGTAGCTGTAACGGAAATTATCGTCTCACCTAAATTTGAACTTGCCGTTATCGTTTGCGAAAAATCTGTATCTCTTGAAACATCAAGTAAACTGTTTGGTGGATTAAGTGTTGCCATTCGTTTCTCGCTTTAACAATTCCTGTAACTTCGCACCCCACTCACTCATGCGATTATGTTCGTGTGGTTTGTGTGGCGGCTTAGGCATACAAGGATTAAACTTAATTACATTGTCAATTTTTTCAGGAATGTCTTCAAAATTCCTATATGTCTTTAACTTACCATCTACTAATACTACAAATTCGTGCATTATGGGTTAATTAAGGTCAATTCTTGGTGCAGTAAATTTCATATTGCCATCTGAATTTATGGTACATGTCCCACCAATATCAGCGGCAAAATTACCACCGATTTGCATATTAACATTACCGTCAACATAAACAGTAACATTACCCTTAACGTAAACCTGTTCGTTACCGATAACCACTTCAAACTTGTCTTTTTGGATACGTTCAGCACGGTCTCCAGCAGGTCCCCATTCAACATATGAACCTGACCGATGGTACAAGTGTATTCTTTCATTGTCTTTCGTGTCATCAAACTCTAGGGCGTGTCCCGATTCACTCTCATATACGTTATTATATGGGTATTTGGCATTATAATATGGGTCTGGTTCTACCCGTGAGGCTTTCTTTGCCTTTTTAAGAGATACAATAGAATCATCTATTTTTTCATTTCTTGCCAAACGTGAAGTTGTTGGTTCATCAAGTTTTCTTGGATAAACCGTTTGCGTTTCATTTGGTTTGACTGGTGCTGAAGTGAGAGCATCACCCGTTCTAGGGTCTGAATAAGCTTCCTGTGGATTACCTGCTTTTAATGGAATGCTTGGAAATATTCCAATGATGACTGGTTCTTGTGCGCTCTCTCCGTCAACAAAGAATCCAAAAACCATATCACCTTCTTTTGGTGCATATGGGTGGGGATTATTTACAGGAAGACTAGGCATAGCCCATGGTAGATTTTCAGTTGGTAGTTGCATTTTATTATCTGCATGCCACCCCATACATCTTACACGACAACGGCCAAGTTTTAATGGGTCTTGGCGGTCTTCAACCACACCGACCCACCAAGTGAACCCGTTTTTACCAGCAAAATCTTTTGCATCTTCGTTATGTTGCATATTAGTGTTCTAGTATAGCTTTCGTTTGTTGAGGGTTATCCGCAGGTATAAATTCATTACTATTAGAGCTTGAAGCTACTTCAATGATTGTTTCATGTTTATCAAAACCAATAATGTGTCTTGAAGCCACAATAACATATTTACCACTCAAACTTTTATCTTCGTTTGTATCGCCCTTTTCTTTTAGTCCAAAAGTCGGTGCCGTTAAATTAACATTAAAACCCGAAGTCAATTGAAAATTACCAGGCATAACAAGTTTTACTCTTTTGGCCATAAGATTGGTCAATATGGCTTTCCTTTGAAATATAAAGTTTTCTTGTGCTTCAACCTTACTCAATGAAGTTGGGTCAGCTTGTTTAATATAATTACTTAATTGTCGAGCTGTGCCAAATAAACTTACCACTTTTTTAGAATCAAAAGCTTCAACATTTTTTTGACCGTCACGATTTTGCATTGTTGTTAAATTTGGATTATCGTTACCGTGTTTCATACTTAAAAAGTGGTCACCATAACTAATATTCTTTTTTTCAAATGTTCGTGTCATTGGGTCAAAACCCATAAACTTACCCGCATTAACACCACTTCTTGTTTTTTCAATAGAATCATTTTGAGCTATCACTTCAAGGTAACGAGCAGAACTAATTTCTTGTATTGAATTTTTACCTGATTGATTTTTTGGTTCAAATTTAATATCTAATACATCATCTTGTGTGAGAATTGTTGATAGTGAAACAAAATTATATCCAACTAGGTTTTGAAAGAAAATATAATTAGGTGAATTTTGTTTATCTAATGCTCTTTTGGTGCACCATTCAATAGCATCTAAAGGTCTTAAATTTGGTATTACAATACTACGGACACCACTTGTAGGTTCGTATATTCCTCCAATGTTGTTTTGTGACACTTTCAAATAATCAAATAATATTTTTTCCACAATCTGTGAATAAGTTAGATTGTAATTTTGATTAATTCTTTGTTGGTCTGAAAACATAAGTTCATCGGAAACAAAATGTAAAATAAAAGTCTCACTATTTTGATTTTCATTTTTACGGTCTGATTGTTTATAGATACGAAACGCTTTACGGTATTTGCCAATGTCAGAATCTCTATCTTTTGCTATATCAATTAGTATTGATTCTGAACCATCAAATAGAAGTTTACCTGAAAGACCAATAGAATCACGAATAAGGATATTACCAGAAATCACAGGCAAAAACATCGAATCGTAGATGTTCAATTCTTCAAATATCTTTTGAATATCAATAGGCCCAGCTTTTGTCACTAATGTTAATTCATTTATATGAAACTGTGTGGACTTTTTGACGCTTAATTCACTCATAATTTAATAACTCGTTTGAATTCTTTTTCAACTTCTGGAACAAATTCACTTTTTAATAATCTGATTTCTCTCTTAGCTTCATTCACTTCTACTTCATAATCATAATAGGTTTGTTTTTCTTTTGAAACAGTTTCAGTTATGATTGAACCGTTATCTAAAGTATAAGATATTGATGTGGCTGCAATATTCGCATAAGTATTAACATCTACTTGAAACTTTTCTTTAATTTCTGTGCTATCGGATGATGTTCTTGTAACAACTTTATAATAAGCTTTTGTGTTATTTGTGCTTTGTGCCCACTGAATACCTGAAACAGGTGTTGTGTTAGCTGCACCATTAGTTGTGTATTTGGCATCAATAAACTCTATCAAAGTGTTATGCTCTAAAGGCCAATCATATTGTGGGTCAATAATATCATTAAATAATAATATTATCCAATGTCTTTCAGAATTTTCATAAAATTTTGAAGCAATAATTTCTGGCGTATCAGAATCTTTAATTGAATATTTGTAAAAAGCTGATGAATTTTCTTTTAGTTTTTTTTCAAAACCAAACCTTGAAATGATATTAGTGACAGAATCAAGACCAGTTGATTGTTTGTTAGTTGTGTAAAATGTTTTTGGATAGTAATTAAAAAACTTTGCCATATTATACTCCTTCTTTACCTCTAGCAACACCAGCACCTTGAAAGTTTTTAAAATCAGATTTAGTAAGGTATGTTGTTTCTTGAAATTGTAATAACACTTGAATTGCAACGGGCATACCAGTTCTACCTAATGATGGGTCGTTTTCACCAGGAACTTCATAAGCTGAAAATCCGTTAGGAGCGTAATTCACATCAATATTAGTAAGAACACAGGTTGCAATTGCAGGAATGTTTGGATTCTGTGAAGAACCATAATAGAACTTAATATCAAATTCTGATGGAGGTATTAAGAAACCTTGTGCGCTTGCTAATTCTGGCGCTTGATGGAAACGAAGTCTTTCAATAATCTTTTGAACTTCTAGCGCTTCTTTTTCATCTCTTGGATAAAATGTAAATTCAAATTGAAATTGTCTAAAGTTTGGAGATTTATAAATCATTTCAAGCATAGGGTTTTGAACCGTACCTGTAGCCGCAGTAAATAATGCTTGACCTGTATTTTCACCAGCTAGAGTTGATACTGATTTAAGAAGATTACTTCCAGCCGATTTTGCAGCTGCACCACCAGCTCCCATGTAATCACCAGCTCTAACTTTATCAGCAATAGAACCGCCAGCAGCTAATATTTGTCCTGCCATTTCGCCGCCTAATTGTAATTGGTCATATCCTTGTGCGTAAGTATAATTTAATGTATCAGGCATATACAATGCAATAGCATCAGTTGTAAGTGTAGTTGTTTTTAAGAAACCTAAACTACCGCCAGTAATTTTTTTAATAGAAGTGTCTAACACCGCTTGGGTTGACTCTGAATTGCCATTAAAAATTGATGCTTGACCAAATAAATTACCAATTGTGCCGGTAACATTACTTAAACCACCTAACGCACTACTTACACTTTTACTAGCTGCATTAGTGAGACTAGCAAATTTACCGCCAGTAGATGAATTAAGTGAATTTAATCCGCCATTGATTTTACTTAATAGTTCACCACCAAAAGCACTAGATGCGCTTCCTATATTTGCGCCTAATGTTTGAGAGGCTGCAGAAGCGCCTTTTGTGATAGGAATTGCAGAATCACTTAATTCTTTTCCTTTGAATTGAGAATTCTTTTGTTGACGAATGTAAATCACCATATAATGACCTTTATCGGTTGATCCAACATCTATTGGATAACGAAAAGTGTTTTTCTCAAATTCAGTACCTTCAAGGGCCGATAATGGGCCAAAATTTCTACTGTTTTGTTTATTGAATTTTATATCGCCGAAACCGAAAAGAGACATTTTTACTTCCAGAGGTAAATTGTGTTAATTAGCATAGATAGTATTTATGTCATATAAAGGATGGTTTAGACCCAAAAACCCAACAAAATACAAAGGCGATGCAGCTAATATTGTGTATCGTTCTAATTGGGAATTAAGAGTAATGAAGCATTTAGATATTGACCCCAATGTTTTGTGGTGGGCGTCAGAGGAGTTGTCTATTCGCTACAAATCACCAATTGACCAAAGGATGCACCGTTACTATCCAGATTTCATAGTTCGTGTTAGGCAAACTGATGGTAAAGAAAACACTCTAGTTATTGAAGTTAAACCAGAGAAACAAACCAAAAAACCAACTCAAAAACGCAAAACAAAGACATTTCTTCAAGAAGCCGCAACTTATGCTATAAATCAAGAAAAATGGAGAGCTGCTGACCTGTTCTGTAAAGAACACGGATGGGAGTTTAAGATTTTAACTGAAAAAGACCTTGGCATTTGAGATAAATAGACGATGGCATATTTAATAGACCGTATTAAAGCCTCTTTAGCAAAAGAAGGTTTAAAACCTCGCTCTAATCAAGCGAGAGCTTGGTTGCAATCTAAAGTAGAAGAATTGAAACCTACTCGTGCAGCTTTAATGTGTGATAGAAATAAGCTAAGAGAACGTTCGGTCATAGGAAAGATGTATTTCTATTTTTATGATCCAAAGACAAAAGATACGATGCCGTATTATGATAGATTTCCATTGGTAATACCGATTGAATCATATAATGATGGTTTCTTGGGTTTGAATTTACACTATATTGCTCCAAAATATCGTATGACACTTTTAGATAAGTTGAGTGTAACAACCTCTAACGAGACTTATGATGAAAAAACAAAATTAAAACTTAATTATAGATATTTGGCTAATGCTTCAAAAATGTTTGAAGCAACTCCATGTATTAAAAGATATTTGTTTAGCCAAATACAATCAAGATTTTTAGAAATAACAGCAGATGAATGGGATATTGCAGCCTTATTACCAATGGAAAGTTTTGTTGGTGCTTCAACCAGTAAAGTTCACGCTGATTCACAGGAACAATTTTAATGTCATTTTCACCTAATCTATTCTTATCTAATGTAAGAGCAAAAGACGGCTTAGCTAAACCATCAAGGTTTGAAGTTGTTCTTCCTATACCAACATACATTGGAAATTTCGTTGGTAATTCTATCATTGAGAAGATATTAAACCTTCCTAATTCAGTATTTAATGATGTAAGTGATGCTATTGGTTCTGTCTTTGGTAGCCAAGGAGCAAAAGATGAACAATCAAAATCATCTAATCCATCTATGTCAAGATACCTAGCATTACAATGCGAAAGTGCTGAATTGCCTGGAAGAACTTTAGCTACAGCTGATGTGAAAATTTATGGTCCAATATTTAAAGTTCCATATCAAACACAATATGCTGACACATCATTGACATTTTTATGTACCAATGATTTTTATGAAAGAAAGTTATTTGACCGTTGGTTAGAAGCCATTCATCCTTCTGACACGAACAATCTTCGGTTTCCAAAAGGCCAATCTTCACGATATATGACCAATATTAAAATTATACAATATGATGAATTCATTAAACAGATTTATGCAGTTGAATTGATTGATGCTTTTCCTATCGGAGTAGCACCTCAAGCTCTCAATTGGGGTGAAGATGGTTTTCACCGCCTTCAAGTTCAATTCGCATATCAATATTTGAGAGTGCAATACGAAGGAACTTATAACTTAGCTGCAGCCGCAACAGCTCTATTTGGTGCAGCTGGGTCTAGGTTATTACCTTTTGGAAATGCAATTACGAAGTTACCATTTTAATTATTAAAGCGAGGTTATTATGTTACCAAAACTAGATGTGCCTATACATGAAGTTAAGTTAATTTCAACGGGCAAAACAATCCGTTTCAGACCATTTTTGGTCAAAGAACAAAAGTTATTCTTAATGGCGTCAGAATCTAATGACCCTAAAGAAACAGTTAATGTCATCCGTCAAGTGTTAAAGAATTGTGTGCTTGATGAGATTGATGTTGATTCATTACCTACATTTGACCTTGAATTCTTGTTTATGAATTTAAGAGCTAGGTCAGTAGAAGAAGTTGTAGATTTAAAATACAAGTGTAATAATGTGGTTCTTAATGACAAAGGTGAAAGTGATTCTTGCACCGGTGTTGTTGATTTTAAAGTTAATCTACTTGAAATTCAACCTACAAAGAATTCAGACCACACAAATAAAATTCAACTTACAGATAATTTAGGTGTTGTTCTTAAATACCCATCTTTTGATATGATTCAGAGATATGAAGATAAAACAGAAACAGATATTATGTCTTCAGTTTTAGTCGATTGTATTGATTATATCTATGACAAGGATCAAATTTATTATACAAAAGATGCTTCACGAGATGAATTGATTGAGTTTGTTGATACACTTCAACAAAAAGATTTAGAAAAGATTAAAGTATTTTTTGACACTTTGCCTGAAATTAAGAAAGATGTTCACTTTAAATGTCCAAAATGTGCATATGAAGAAGACATCTCAATAAAGGGCCTGCAAAGTTTTTTCGTTTAATTTTTCGTTATGATACACTAGGGAACTACTATCAGACCAACTTTGCTTTAATGCAACATCACAAGTATAGTTTATCTGAGC